TTTGGTAAATTTGTAAGCAACGATGAAGGGATAATGAAGATATGGCAACGTCCGAGAATGAACGAGACGTATGTAATAGGAGCCGATGTAGCGGAGGGAATTCAGACAGAGGACAGGGATTACTCAAGTGCGGATGTAATCAATTGCAGAACAGGGCAGCAAGTAGCGCACGTACATTGCAAACTAGACCCAGACAGATTTGGAGAGTTTTTGAATCACCTGGGAAGGTATTATAATGATGCCTTGATGGGAGTCGAAGCCAATAACCATGGCCTTACAACTCTAACTACATTGAAGCACAAGAGTTACAGAAGATTGTACCAGAGAGAAACTTTAGATGCAAATGCTCAGAATCGAAAGACAAAGAAGTCAGGTTGGCTTACAACCTCAAAGAGTAAGTATAAAATCATTGATGGATTGGTAGGAATTATCAGAGACAGGGATTCAGGTATTGTATGCCTTGAGACTCTAGGCGAGTTCAGTAACTATTCCATTATGGAGGACGGATCCTTCGGGGCTATATTAGGAAAGCACGATGATAGAGTTATGAGTTATGCAATAGCGTATGAAATGTACATTGGTAATGTTATCAACAGAGCATCGCAAGACGGTAGACAGAGACTTAACAGTGGTAATTTAAACTTAAGAGAGGCAGTGATAACGAATTGAAGGCTGAAACGTTTAGAAATTTTGTAGAGTACCTTGGTAATCTCGTTGCTGATAAGTATTACGGAGAGGTCAAGATCAAGATGGAAGAGGGTAGAATTACCATAGGCGAAAAGACTGATAAGATTAAGTTTGACAATGATAACTATATAGGGTATAAGAGTAAGAATCAATAATTAAATAGTTGGTACCAAAACATTTGGGCTGATATAAGAATAACGCTTGGCGATATCGCTTGGCGACTGAATTCTTATCTCGGCCCTTTTTTTATGGAGTAATTTATGAGTGGGTTAGTACAGTCTAAGAGTATCGAAGAGGTTAACGAACAGGGAGAGTCTCACGCTAAAGTTGAGATAGGGGGTGAATCCGAAGAGCTAACCTTTGGTGCTCAGTTATTGAAGAGATGGCAAGGTTGGAGAGATATAAGACAGCCACAGGAAGATCAGTGGTTGGTAAACTTGAGGCAATTCTATGGAGAATATGAAGCTGCCGTAGATGCTCAGATTAAACCAGGTAGATCGAGAACGTTTATCGGTATTACACGAATGAAGTGTATGTCTGCTTACTCAAGACTTGTAGATATATTCTTCCCTGCTAATGGAAAAAGGCATTGGGAGGCTAGACCTACACCAATCGCATTCACAAACAAGGAAGAAGAACAGGCACAACCGGAAATAGCTAATGGCATCCCTGACAGCCCTCAAGCAGTCAAGGATGAGAAGCCAGAAGACGTAGCGTCTGAGAAGATGTCGATCAAGATTCATGACCACTTGGTGGAGTCTGACTACGATCTGCTATTTTTAGAAGCATTACTTGAGCAGGTCGTTCTCGGAACTGGGTGTTTGAAAGCAGCATCAATTGAAATCGAAAAAGAGTTTGCATGGGTAAACACAGAAGACGGATGGATGTTTCAACCAATTGAGGCCGAAGCTATTAAACCTTTAGTTGAGAGTCCTTCGATATTCGATGTATATCCAGACCCTGCAGCAGCGTCCAGGGAGAGCAGCATAGGATGTTTCCAAAGACACGTATTGAATAAGCATGAATTCAGGAAATTGAAAAAGCTTTCAGGATTCAGAAAAGGTGAGATTGACAAGTATTTAGTTTTACACTCAAAGGGTAATCACTCAGAAGAGTGCCACGAGACCGAGCGAAAGAAGCTCGCCAAGCAGACGCAACAAGAAGAGTCACATCTCAGATATGACATCTTGGAGTACTGGGGTTGGGTTGACGGTATCGACTTACGTGATATGGGTGTTGAAGTATCGGACGAAGATTTAAACAATGAGTACATGACAAATGTCTGGAGCGTTGATTCTACTATCATAAAAGCAGTACTGGATCCATCATCAGAAGAGTCTGTCCCTTATTACTTATTCCCATACGAGAAAGTTTCAAAGAAAGTATTCGGTAAAGGTGTACCTGAGATATGTGCAGATAGCCAAGAAATCTTAAACGCAGCAGCGAGAAGGTTACTTGATGACATCGCCATACTTGGCCCACAAATAGAAATAAATATAGATGAAGTAGAGCCTACGGCTAAGAAGACTATCAACGATATCTTCCCTTTCAAGGTTCATCCTAAGACTGGTGGAGACGCATCAACGCCAATGATAAGGATCCATAACCTGGATAGTGCGAGCCGAGAGCTCATAGAAGTTATAAACATATTCCGCAGATTCATCGATGAAGAGCTTAACCTTCCTACGGTGGGAGATGGAGGACAGGAGACTGCCGAGGGAGTGCGAGATTTAAGGCAAGAGTCTAACATTATAAACCGTTCCATAGTTAAGAACATCGACAAATATGCAATCGACCCATTCATCAGTAAGCTCTACATGTTCTTTATGCAGTGGAGCGATGATGAAGAAATTAAAGGTGACATGAAGATTAACGCACGAGGTTCAAGTGCATTGGTCAAAGCTGAAGCCGAGACTACTCAGCTAATCAATCTCCTAAACATAAGCAACAACCCAACAGATAATGCTCTAACGAAAAGAGATAACATGTTGAGAATGATTGCTGACAACCAAGGGCTTGACGAAGATGAAGTAGTTAAAACTAAAGAGGAAATTAAAGAAGCAGCGAATGATCCGGTTAAGAAACGTATCGATCAACTCGGAGTAGAGAAGATCACGTTGGAGAACCAAGAGATATCTGCCAAGATTGATCAGTTACAGGCAGAGGTCGAGAAGGTACAAGCTGCGATCATAGGAGATCAAGAGCTAATAGAGCTTAAGAGAATCGAGCTTCATGGTAAAGAGATTGAAGCTTCCGGTCAAATGAGACTGGCAGAGAAAGAGCTTGACGCTAAGATAGCTGCAGACAAGAAAGCTGCGACTACCTCTAGTATCACGACTACGAAAAAGAAAAAAGTTGCAGGACAAAAGAAGACTACAGTGGGAACCACGCCAACGAAGAAGTCTAAAAACGATGGCTTGAAGTCTAACAATAAGGAGTAGTAATGGACATGACACCAGAAGAGATAGCAGCAGTGGGAGTTCTGATGGCAAATTCCGAGTGGGGTATTTACTTGGACTACATCGAGAAGTTGCTTAATTTCGAGAGAGATAAATGCGTGGTGGTGAAGCAAGAGTCAGTAGCGATTCACCAAGGCAGAGCAAGGGCTTTCAGGGAAGTGCTTGAAATACAATTAAAAGCAGAAAAACTTTACAGTAACAGATAAGGGGAATAGAATGGCAGAGTCAACAGAAGAGAAGTTAGCAAAGAGTACAGGCGAAGATACAGTGAAGTATGCGGATGCTTTAGAGAAAGAAGCAGATGACATAATCAATGATCTTTACAACAAAGAGGAAGACGATGATGAAAAGGACAAAGACGATGATAAAGATGATGGGACAGACAAGGAGCCTGATCAGGAAGACAAAGATGATGGAGATGACACCGGAGATGACGATGAAGATGGCAAGGTCAAAGACGATTCTGGGAATGTCAAGAATGCCGATGATTCACTTGAAGACACAATAGAGAGCTTACGAGAACAACTCACGAAATCGCAAAAACAAGTCAAAGACAATAAAGGCGAATTCACGAGGCGTTCTCAAGATTTATCAGAGGCAAATAAAAGGTCTGAGCATTTAGAGCAGAATATATTTGATCTGAAAAATGAAGTACAAGACTTAAAAGGCGCAGAGAAACCAGTTACTGCCGAAGCTAAAAAGGATGTAGCTAAGAGTACGATAGACATTGCTGCACAGTTGGATGCAATCAAGGAGGTTGATCCTGACATAGCAAAGGCTCTTAGTCCGGTATTCCAAGGACTGGTAGACCAGGTAGCTTCATTGCAAAATGAAATAAAGACTAATTCTGAAAAGGCTACGAGCACGACCAAGGAGTTGCTTGAGGATGCTCACTTCAGGAAGATAGACAATGCCCATGAAGGATGGGAAGACGTAATGAGGTCTGACGACTTTAAGGATTATGTTAACGGTTTATCAAAGAGACAAAAGAGGCTCGCACTGCAAGATTTAGAAAGCGGTTCAGCCGAAGACATTATCGAAGTATTTTCTGACTACAAGTCAACTCAAAATATCGAAGATGATGGTGACGTAGCTAGTAAGAAGAAAAAGAAAGTGGATCAGGCACGTAAGATTGCCAATCCCAAGTTCAATAAATCTAAGGACACGAATACCAAAGCGGTGAAGTTTGCGTTTACACGAAGCGAGATAGCTGCAATGAGTCCTGAAGAGTTTGCCAAGAATGAAGCAGCTATAGACATAGCGGTGGCAAACGAAAATATTGACAGACTTAACTAATAACCCTCTCACAGGGTTTAAAATTGTATTAGCGGTTTAACTGTGATTCTCAATTGTTGGGGAACATATTGACCACAATTCCTAAATTGGCTAATAGTTGTGAGTATTAATTTATCTATTAACTAACTTAGGAGGAATTACGATGGGACGACAAGTAGCAGTTTCAGCAGGTTATAACAATTTACCTAACGGTAATTTTATACCTGAAATATGGTCTAAAAAGCTACAGGCCAAATTTTACGCTTCAACAGTTTTGGGTGCAATTGCAAACCATGATTGGGAGGGTGAGATTAAAGGAGCAGGTAGTAAAGTTATCATACGTGCTATCCCAACTGTTATCATAGGAGACTATGGTATTGGTGGAACGATTAACTATCAAGATTTGTCAGACGACAAGCTTGAACTGTTGATCGACAAAGCTAAATACTACGCTTTCAAAATAGATGACATTGACGAAGTGCAAGCAGATGTACCAGTTGTTAACATGACCACTCAGGATGCTGCAGAGCAAATGAAGATCGTTGTTGACACTGATGTTCTTGGAAACGTTTATACGGATGCAGATAACACGCTAGGAACTACTGCTATCACAGCAAGTAATGTACTGGCATGGATTATAGCTGCAGGTACTAAACTGGATGAAGCTAATGTCCCTGAAGAGGGTCGTTGGATGGTTATCCCACCTTGGGTTGCAGGCATGATCAAGCAGTCCGATTTGAAAGATGCATCTCTTGCAGGTGACGGTACCTCGATTATGAGGAATGGTCGCTTGGGTATGATTGATAGGTTTACTTTGTTCAACTCCAACAACATAGCGTTGACAGGAGTCCCTGCAAGTGGTACTTTCCACTGTATGGCAGGAACAAGGCACTTCATCTCCTTTGCATCTCAGTTTGTAAAGACTGAAACTCTAAGACTACAAAATAGTTTTGGTGATGCTGTAAGAGGTCTTAAAGTGTATGGGTACAAAGTTACCAAACCAGAGGCAGGAGTTTACATGCCAGTAACAAAGGTTTAAACTTAATTTAATCATATTTATATAGGAGGAGATCACAATGGCGGTAAAAGATTTTGCATTAGGTGGAGGTGTTCTTGTTTCTGAGAAAGCATCACCTAAATTCGTATTACTGGAGAGGATAATTGACTTTGGAGTTTCTGCCAATAGTGTTGTAAGTGGCGATACTGTTCAATGTCTTAATGTCCCTGCAGGTTTTTATGCGCTTGGTGCAGGCGTAGAAGTCCTAACAATAGAAGCAACAACTTCGGCTCAAGCTACTAGAATCGAGCTTGGAGATGCTGCTGATAGTAATGGATT